GTCGGGACATTCTCATCGCGGTATATTTTTGACTGATGATAATACGAGACGTTGGTAAGCCTGAAGATTTCGGTTCCGGTCTTACCCTCGCGTCTAAGCTGGATTATTTTCTCCGTTATATCCATCATATGATCTCCGTTTCTTTCTGTCATTAATTCAATCCATAGTCCTCCCATGTTGGGTGGGCCGAATCCTTTTTCTACTTCCCATCCATCGTGTTTGGATTTTGTTTTGTAGGTGGGGAGCTGCGCGTGAATCTGTTCGTCTTCGTATTCATAGCCACGCTCTGTTATTCTATAGCGTGGGATAGGCATTGTTAGCTGTGCATGTATGTGACCAGATAGGAACAGGTCTGCATCTGGCCACATGACCGCTCTTCTTGCTGACTTTATAGCACCACGAGTGACAGGTGCTGAGCCACCATCGCCATGTGTGTATGCTATCTTTACTGCTTTACTTCTGATCTTGTTTCTTGGGTCTTTGGCTTCTAAGAATATCCATCCCCTATAAGGCATTTCCATTATGTTGGATTTGGTTTTGAGTCGGAGGATTTCTATGGCCCTTGTTATAAGTCGAGTCTCATTGTTTCTAAGTATAGCAGACTCATGGTTTCCCCAAGCCCAGACCGCTATGTTCTTGGAGTAAGGCTCAAGGAACTCTACTGTTTCATCTACAAGATCATCAAGGTAAGCATTAAGGTATGCTGCCTTTAAAGAAGACTTCATTGAACGCTTATCGTTGCGTGTTTGCATTGCATCGAACCAGTCTCCAAGCATTAGCACGGGGCTATTCAATTCTTTTGCTTGGTCGAAGTGACTTTTAAGCATTTTTCTATCGCATTGCTTTGAGTCAAAATGCTGGTCCGACATAACAAGTATCTTAATTTTTTCTTTTAATGAATCTGTTTTAAAGTTTACACCAACACGCACGACTCCTTCATTAATACGATTAACATACATTTATATATCCTTATTTTTTCTTTCCTTAACTATCATCTCTATACCAGTGTATAGAAAGCAAGCCGATACAAAGATGATCATTCCTAAAAAGATATCAACAATCCATCTATATTCATACATCTTTGCTCTTTTCTTTTTTAGGAAAAAGCTTCTGTCTAATTTGGCTAACCGCTTTCTCATATCCAAGTCTTTCTTCTTTTGACGTAATGCTCCATATTCGATGAAGCATTTGTAGCAGTGTCCTTTCTAATTCTTTATTATCCATTGTTTATCTTTCTGTGTCATGCTTTTAAGTAGCCCCATAGCCGCAGTGTTTGAGTATGCTCCCCAGCATATTATCCATACACATATGTCCCACACAATAGTTCCTTTGACTGAGGTCTTGTGTGTTTTGTTTTAAGTTGGCGCGGCTATGGGGCTAATAGTTAGAATAAATCTTTTCTTTGAGCCATAGCTTCTTGCTTCTTTCGGCTAAGCTCCTTGCCTTTTTCCTTTCTCCTACCAGCAAGTCGTTTGATATTCCAATAGCTCGGTGGCACATGAGCCTTTGAGTTATCTGAGAAAGAATCATAAAGCTCAGTGCCTATGTCGCACTCATCGCAAACAGCTGTTGATATCTGAAACATAGCTGCTTTGTCTGGTGACTTATCGCATAAGTCAAACCATTCTTTCTGTAAAAATATATGACTTTTCTTTTCTGGATAAAAGTAAAAAGGTACTCTTCCTGTATCTCCGCAGGTAGGGCATCTGCTGGCATTGTTTGGTATGCATTCAATGAAGTCTTTCTTAAATGCAGCCCTTAACAAGGGGTCTGTTATTTGAACAATAGATGCTTTTGCTTCTTCTATAGGTACCTTTAAACTAGAGATACGTCTATCATTTTCAAGGGTTCTAAGAGCAGACCTTTCTTTTGTAGCGGTGGAAATGTGCTTCGCAAGATTGGCTGCGCTGGGCATCCAGTCTCCTATGTTTCCTATTCCACTGCTGCTATGATCGACTAAGTGCTTTTTAATTCCTTCAAGAAATAGCTGTCCATCTGTAGGCTGAACAGCCATCCATAGATTACTACAATCTTTTTTAAAGTCTTGGCAGTCCTTTCGTTGATAGTACTTCTTGCCTTTAGCGTAGTTCTTTTTCCCGTAATGGTCCCACAATAGATCGTATGCTTCTTCTAAGAAGCCTTGATCTATTGCCTTGTCCATGATAGCAAGCTCTGTTTTATCTGGCTGCTGCATTAGCGAATCTCCTATGGTTCATATGGTTTGGGGTGGTAGTCCATTTACCATTTGCTTTTTTGTCTTGCCTTATTTATTCGTTCGCGTTGTTCCTCTTCTCTTTTAATAATTACTTTGTCTACGGATGCAGCCACCTCCTTTGTGCAGTGATTGTATATATTAATAAGCTCATCTTCGCTGAATGACATATGTTCAATCTTCCATAGTAAACACTTAGTTGTCTTATTGTTCTTTGTGTATTTGTTGACAAGAGAAGTTTCAATGTCTGGATTTTTAAACAGCTCTTTAATCTTTTTCTTCCATTCGCTTGTCATTTCAATTCCTTTCAGAAGGTGGTTTAATTCCTCTCTTTTTACACTCCCTTGTAAAGGATGCTCCGCATACACCAATGGCCCTTCCTGCCATTTCGTTGCTGAGATACATTCTTGATACTCTTTCTAAGTCTTTGTTTGGAATCTTCTTAAGATTCACTGCCTGTCTCATCTGATATCTCTTCGTTAAAGGGACGCTGTATTGCGCCATTATTGCTGTCCTCGTTGATAAGACCTTCCGTAAATCCAATGGGCCACTGCTGTCCCTCCGGTAGCGCCCATAAATGATACTGGTTTGCAGCATCTACCTTTCGGCTTTCAGCTGGATACAGTTCTACTGCTTCCACTTCTTTGCCAAGCAGTTGGTTTTTAATTTCTTGAAAGTCACGCCAGTCTCTTTGTGCCTTTTTGTCTATTCGTTTTATTGAAAGATGACTAACGATCAAGGGGTTTTCAGCTTCGGGCGCATCCATCCTATGCCTACGTAAAGCAACTTGATACTTGTCATTAGTGTACAGCTCTGAGTTCTTAATAGATCGGTAGATGGTGCGTGCTGTCTCTCTGTCTATAGGTTTGCCAGCGTCCTTCGCACACTGTTCAATGTGGTTTATGTTATCAACGTCTGAGGGGGATAGATTATAGTTTGCTTTCTTAAGTGCTTTCATATTTAATAACTCCAGCAGTGGGGGCGTGGAGCACCAAAGTCTGGATCGTCTTGCTTATTGATCGTGTCGATATGAACGAAGCGACTCTCTCCCTTCTGGCTCACACCAATGCCAGTGAAGCCAATCTCAATTGCTTTACCTATAAGCCTGTAAGCCTTCTCGCCGTCAATGGCAATATCAAAAGCTTTGCCATAGGTATGCGCTCCTCCGGTGCTGGTTCCTTCAGCAATCTTCTTTGCTTCAACGGGATGCTGCTTGTCTCTATAGCCTGACGTAATGGTCAAGCCGAATCCCAATTCAGATCGCAGCCTTTGCAGAAGGTCCATTGCTTCTTCTGACATGACGCATTTGCCAGTGTGCTTGCATTTGATTTCCCCAAAGGAAAAGTTTTTCCAGCGATCCTTGGGCCACGTATTTTCTGTGTATGATTTATTCACTTAGAATCTCCTGTTCAGTTGTGCACAGCAAAGTTGCCAATGCCTTGAGGTCTTTCTTGCGCGGTAGGTGAACGCCATTAATCCATCGGTTGACCACGAAGGTGTGCTTTCCAAGGCGCTCTGCCAGCACGCGATCCGATTTGATGTCGTGGTATATCATCAGCATTTTGATCTTTTTTTTGTTGAGTTTCATTTGACCCTCGGTGATGGGTTGCTTCAACAAACATACGATGCCGTTTGGCTTTTGTCAACCAAAAATTTGGAAGCCATCCAACGCGCACACGAATACCATATTACGCATACGTGCGCGTGGGCGCGATTATACATCTCCCTTCGGGAGATGACGTTTATAACAGGCTTTAAACAGGCTTGTACGTGTACAGGCAATAACGGTCTTAGCCTGTTCATACCGTCCAGCATCCAGTCTTTTTTTCCTTCGGAAAAAAATCCTGTGTACAAAAACGCGCACGCGCACGCGAGGGAGAGTGAGGGTTTAGTAATAACCACGGCGAGGTAGCTCCTCTTCTTCGAGTTGGTGTAGAGCAAAGTCAAGTTGATGAGCAAGCCAGTCCTCGTACTTCCAGTTCAACTGCCTATTCGACTTGCGCTCTTTAACTCTTTCGTAGATATTATCGCGGTTAATAGAGCTGTCCTTGTTCAGCCATATCTCGTATTGCTCGTGAAACTTTTCATGCAACTCCATCGAGGTTATGTTATATTTATATTGCACGTAAATTCTCCTTTGTTATGTTAGGCAATGTTTTCTAATAACTGCATCGCTCCTTCCTTCTCTCATAAGCTCCATCCTTTCTCTCTCATCAAGCAATGTTAAGAGCACAGTGAATCTAACAACTCTTGCTATCCCTTCTTTTATATGAGAAGGAAAAGGTACGTTGGTCTGCTTTTGAAATTCCTCCTTAAAGTTCAGGCAGTTTTCCTTACCCCACGTAAGCCATTTATATTGCGGGTCTGTTTTAGGATAAAGATTTGCGATCTTAGTTATCAAGCCTCTGTTTTTAAATAAGTTAATCATAGAGCTGCCCGGTTCTACATACATAAACTCATAGCTTGATGGCTTAATCATTACCTGTCCATTTTTTGGTTCACTCATTTGATCCACCCTCTCTTAGTTGAATTGATAATAGATGAGCAGACAAGATCATCTGGTCTGTTATCCACGGTTCAGAAAAAAGATATGCTAAATGTTTTATGATAATCTCTTCAGACACTTCATTGTCATACATCCATCGTATGGTGCTGAATGTATCTGGAGTATCGTCATCATCGCTAAGCTTAGTTGTTGTTGCGATAAACAGATCGGCATCATGTAAGTCTTTAAGCATAGCTGTTATGAGGTGGCCTTTGCTTTTTACATTTCTATCTGTCCTATCTTCCCTCATTTGATATAAGCCTTTCTTCCGAATTGCAATAGGTTGGACACGAGGGATCTTTTAAATTGCTCTGGTTCAAGCAGGTGCAGTCTAAGCTTGGAGTCCTTCGGGGTGGCACACCAAGTAGGGTCTTTAGTTATCTTCTCAAAGATAATGTTTATATCCATAGTGACGCTTTTGATATGCTTACATATGCTTGGCTCCTTGGTCATTCTAAATGCAGGACAAGTGCAAAGCCAATCATCCTCGCAGATCACACAGTATTCTTTGTAGCGATTTTTTTCACTGCTACATGATATAAATATAGTACCCTCCTTGTATGTGTCGTGGTTTAAAACTTCATGCTCATAATCACTGATCATCTCAGGGTTTTTATTTATTATAGTTTCAAATGGAATGATCATTGGCTTGTCTCCTTGTGTCATAAGGTGGGGAGCAACCCATCTAAGCGTTGCATCCCCACCTTATGCTCCTGTTATAGGTTATTGTAAGCCATTGTGTTTACTTAACTTAACTAAAACGGGAGGTCCGAGTCATCCTCTTGCTGTATGTTCTGCGTCTGTGCGGTTAATGCCTCCTTGTATTGGGCAGCAGCAATCATAGTGAACTGCTCAATGTTAGGACTCTGCCCATACTTGGTGCGTAGTGCATCCAGTTGAGATGGCTTGATTATATCAGCAGCAATAGCCATTTGCTCAAGGGCTTTGCATTCAGATATGATCTGAACAGGAGCGTCCGGTGTGTCCTTGCGTTCTCCAGCTAACCATAAAGTCTCTATGTTAGCATACGTCTTGTCTGCGCTGATCTTATGTTTGACAACGTAGCTAACGCGCTGTCCCATAAACTCAGCAATCGGATCGTGGGAGTCAGCATTGACCTCCTCTTGCGTCAATGACCTATCCAATACAGCTTCCCTGCGTTCCCTGTAGCGTGAGCCTTCCTTCCTTGCTACGGTGAGCCAGTCCCATATGACATACTTCATGGGTTCACCTTCGTCATTGAGCTTGGGGTTGCCACTATCATCCAGCATGTCTGTATCTGATTGTATCTTGAGGATGACGCGATGCTTGGGTCCATACTGAGTCGGATCATTCAGCCTTACTTCAACATCGAAGATCGTGCCAGTGTGCTGACCCTTGGGATGAGGGCTAAAGCTGTTCTTAGGAAGTGGAACGTTCATATTCTTTATTCCTTTGTTTGGTTTGGTTGAATGTTTTCTTGTAGTGCAATGGCCTTGCTCTCCTTTCTTGGCCATGCAGAGTCACAAAATTTAATACTTATAATATAAGAATAGAAGAGGACAGGGGCAATGATTTTTCTTATTGACATTGTTAATTTTTGGGTTTATATTTTTAGGTATGTTCAAATGGAAACTGCGAAGCGTCATAGAAAGTAGGGGCTATACACAGGCTGAGCTTTCTCTCCGGTCTGGTGTAGCCAAGAACACTATCAATGTTTTATGTAAGGGCAAGGGACATAGTGTATCTCTGCGTACATTATCCAAGCTGTGCAAAGCTTTGTCGGTTGAACCTTGGGACATACTCTCCTATGATCCTAACGGTAAGATTGTCAAGATAAAGGATAGGGTAGATTGGACGAAGAACAGTCTTTAGTCCCTACGGAGACTGGCCTGTATGACGGTGCTCATTACAGTCTACCTGAAGGGTTGATGTATGAAGATTGGCAATCGAAAGGCTCGGTGCTTCTTGCCATACATCACAATATAAACTGGTGGATAGGTGACTGGATTCTGTATGGTGAGCAGAACTATCCAGACAAATATTCTCAAGCAGTTTATATTACGGGAAAGACAGAGCCAACCTTAAGGAACTGTGCTTGGGTTGCCTCTGTCTTTCCACCTGAAGAAAGAGTGTATGATGACTTAACACACACGCACTACTTAGAAGTGGCAGGTATACGAAACAAAGAGGAAAGGCATTGGTTCCTACGTCAAGCCAGTGAACATAACCTATCCGCTCTTGCGTTGCGTAGACTCAGAGCAGAAGAGCTTCGCCCTGTTCCTGTATTGGCTGAGCCAGATCAAGGCAGCAGGTTAGTTCCTGCTGAACTTGTAGAAGCAATAGAAGAGTTCACCTCAAAGGTGAAAAGATGTCCCATCGCGGAAAGCACACCAGATACAGAGTTTAGTGTGGAATATCCTTGGGGTGAAATAACTATAAGTATCAAAAGGAAGACAAGCGAGTAAGGCGAATGTCGCAAGTAATGATAGCCAGAGTATCCCTCCCTGCTATCCTCAAGGCTTGTCATTACTTGCGACATGGCAGCATGTTATTTACGCAGCAGCCAGCTCTTCCCACCTGTGCTTAGACATTTCTACAACAGTCCAGCCCAGCTCTTCTAACTCAGAAGCACGGTCGTATGAGTCTGCATCTTCAGCCGTGCGAGTGACAGCGTTGGCAAGACCCCACTTAGTCAAGTCTCCACCTGTTAGCAGGTGCTGTAGCACGCCACCTTTCTCTGAGTCAGAGAGCTTAAACGTTTTCTGTGTGCGCTCAATAACCTTAAGCGGTTGATCTGTGATGGGAACCTCTGCTGCTTCCTTGAGTGACTCAAGGATGACATTGAATCCCTCTTGACTAAAGACACCGCGCACTACGTCACGTACTTGATGCCAAAAAGCACGGTCTGATATCTCCTTGGTCTTATCTGTGAACAGTTCATAGGCCGAACTCAGATCGACACCTCGACCAACGGCCTGTCCTACGTGATACTTGCGTTGCCCGTAGTCTGTCACCGTCATACCGTTAAGACATACAAGTCTTTTCAAGAATGGATAGACAGACAGTGAGCCGTGTCCTACCTCACTGTTAGAGACAATGATGCCAGACTGTATGACATCGCCCTTTCGCACCTCGCCCTGTATCTTGTGCGTAGTAGCTTTGATATACATCTTAGCCTCGGTGATCTCGCAGCTGTCTATCTCTGCCTCTGTGTCTGCTATGACAGGCAGCACTGCTTCTGCCAGTTCATAGTTATCTAAGGGACGATACCTTTCAGAGAGAAAGGCTCTGGCATTACCGTCTAAGGTTCTGACCATACGATTCTCTGGCTCGTTGTTGAACCAGTGATTGATGTTGGTGCAGAGCAGGTCGGGAGACCTGTCCAGCATCCGATCATAATACTTCTTAGGAATATTAAGGCGCGAAGATATCTGGCCGTTGGCAATGGGGCGCAGTGGATACGTTCCCATGTTAGCCAGATGTAGTGCAATGCCATTGTTGGTAGCTGTGCCTTCTCTGTTGATAACGTGGGGCATGGCTTGACAGGCTCTGGTGTCAAGAAGGAAGTCTCTCTTCTCATTGGCTTGACGGTCAAGCTCTTGGGCCAGCTGCGTGAGGGTGCGTCCTGTTTTCATTGCTTAGCTCCTTGTATGATACTGCGTTGAGTGAGTGACTGCCTTGTAACCAATAAGTGGTTAATCAAAAAGCTTAGATGTGATCTCTTGAACAATCTCCTTTCTAAGATCAGCCTTCAGTCGATCAATCGCTTCCTTCGGAATGACCAAAATGTTATCGTCACCGGCCTTCTGAATTTCTACATCAACTCCTTGTATGTAGAGCCTCGCCTCCTCGTCTTCAATTCTACACATAGGAAATTTAAGGTTACCCGCGCAGCAGAGAAGGTCGCGTAGATTCACATAGTTCTCGTCCAGCGTTATTGTCATTTTAAAATTGTCCTCGTCCCTAAAGACAAAAAAAGGAACAGGGTTGCCATCTTTGTTATAGACATTTACCTTGACATCCTTCAGCGCAGACGCTTCAGTGTCGTTGATCTTATAGCGTGGGTCGAGTCTGACGGTTATCTGCCTATCATGCCCGTCACACTCTACTTCACAATCAAGGTAATTGCCTTCATCATCTTGGGCTTCAACCTCAAGCTCCATGTACACAGATGCATTGCCTTCATAGTTAAACGAAGTTCCCATTACGCAATCTCCTTAGTGTGGCTCCACCAATGGGGAACCGGTGAGTGATTCCATGCAGCAAAGCTTGACTTACTGTGATAGTATGCACGATAGGCAGCGACTGTATCGCTTTGCTTGTGCTCATCGGGCATACACTGAGGCGGCTCAGTAAAGCTATCTGTAGAGATGTTGACTGGCGATCTATACAGATGCTCTACTAACGTAGTAAAGCTACTGTGTTCTTTATTGTATCTCCTTTCGTACTCTTCAGAGAGAGCAATGAAGTGGTCAAAGAGCCACTGATAGTTACTATCAGAAGCACGAGTCCATATAGAACAAGGATGGTTGAGGTGTGCTATCTTATATAGTGGACCATCTTGTATGTTATCTATGGTTCGGTGCGCTGTGGATAGTAACTGCGCTGCTTCAAGTGGCATCTTAACTATGTGCTTATCACACTGATACTGTGCAGCTGTGATAGGAGAAGGGTCAAGGTAGAAGATATTCATTGACAGCTACTTTCTTTTTGTTTTTGCAGAGCCAGCATTTGCGTCTGCGTGGACTGTTCCAATAGCTACAGTAGTAACAGTTCCACCCTATCGGTGTGAAGTATGCCATAGACAACCTCCTTATGATATTATTTGCTACGAAAGCTTCTGCTTTTTCAACCTGCATGTCATGGTATCTCAGCTATGTTTACTTAGTGAATGTTAAACAGCACATCCTTACTTGTGCCGTAGCATATACCGCAGGTGTTACAAGCACCGGCTCCGTTGAGCTTGCCATTAGTAGCCGGGCATGTGACCGCTTCAGCTGGACCCTCTCCCATCCATGCCAGCTTAGTAGTGGGGTAGTTTTGGTGGGTTAGTATGGCCTGTATGTGGTTGTCTCTGTCTACAGACAGGTAAACGTGCAGGTTGTCCAAGCCTACAAGATGCTTGACATAGGGAAAGCTTCTGGTGTAGAGCCAGAAGCTTGTGGCAGGGAACTCTTGCGAGATTGTATATATCGCCTTCGCATGGTTGGCACTAACGACATCGCCCGACCATTGCCATCTAAAGATGTGGCCCCTCTGTTTGAGCCGCTTGTATTCTTTGCTGAACTTGTCCAGCTTGGCAAGACGGCGCTCTCTCTGGCGCAAGCTGTTCCAGACTAAGCCTCTAAGCTGAGAAGTCAAGCGGTGTGGACTAAGGACAGTGCAGTCTAAGAAGAAGAGTCCCTCCGTATTCTTAGACAGCACTTTCTTTACTGCTGGATAGCGGAAGGTCTTCTCTACATAGCAGACTTTCGTGCAGCTTTCAGTGGCAAAGGGACAAGTCTGAATGGGCATGAAGCCTACACTATTCTTATGTCCCTTAAACTGGGCTATCTTAGACGCGCTACTTGCTGCTATTGTGTTGGTCATATATCTCTCCGATCTCTTTCATGGTTGAAGTGTATACACTTTTGGTTATCCACATGACCTGATCTGTTACGTTGAGCGTTGACTCAAAGAACAGCGACTCGTTGGCTTGGGATGCTTGCTCTTGTGTCATGGCTTGCCAAGCTATCACTTGCAGGTCTGTGGCTCTGACTAACACCATGTCAGTCATTGCTTTCTCCTTTCTTAAAAAGTATTTTCAGCTCTCGGTTTATGTCGGAGACTATAATCTGTATGTCTTGCTCTAATCCAGAGATGTATGCAGAGCTTGCTTTCGTGCGTATTGCTTTGCTGATTTCTTCTTCGTACGCTGCACATGCAGCATCCCTTCTGTCTAAAAGCTCGGTGATCTTATCTGTAGTCACAGTAATTACTCCTCCATCTTAAAGGTGAATGTCTCTACCCCTATAGATTGCAGCTCGGTGATGATGCTGTGCAGAGTGCCAGTAAATACGCCACCAGACCCATGATGTAATGAGCTGCGCCATTGTGCTTTGTAGTTGTAGTGTACGGGCAGATCTCCAGTGGTATCTAACAAACTGATAGTCAACTCTGCATGACCACCGCTCGGTGTTAAGTTACTGTCGCACAGTATCTTAAGCATGGTTAGGTGCGGCTTGACCTCATCCGACACTACATCTTCCAGCCGTTTCACTTCCCGTTTTATTGCTTCCAAGATGGGTTGCATCTGCAATCTCCTTTGCTCTTTCTATAGAGCCGTAAAGGTAAATGGTTAGTCTGTCATTCTTCTGGGCAAGCACCAGTCTGGCCCATTTCTTTTCCGTCATTTGTGTAAGGCTCATCATCTCCTCTCTTGTTAACAAGCGAGTCCAGCACATGCACTATGTGCTCGTCTAATCCAGCAGCCCATAGTCTTTGCATGAGCCGCTCTACCTGTTTAGCTGTTCGGTCATGTGAAGTCATTTTGCTTTAAAGTGTACATTGTCCAGACCGGCTGCTGTAAGTCTGGCTGATAGAAAAGACAGATGGTGCTCTGTCCTATCAAAATATGCTTCTACTAAATCCTTTAACTGCCATGTTTCTTTGTGGCGTTTTATGTTTTCCTCGACTGTCTGCGATCGGTTTAGAGTATAGCTATAAGATAAAATCATTCGCCTACGAAGCATGTCATGCGCTACGCAGTCTAAATAATTCAGACCAGACCAAGTCTGGTGGGGTTCGATGGAAGATGCTTGGGCCGCTGCTTTGTTTCTCTCTATAATATTCATTATTCCTCTCTATCTATCGCTTTATCAATTAGCTGTATGTCATGGTCTATCATGTTGTTAATAGCTTTGTCTATAGCTCCCCATTCTGCCTCTAAGCACGTTAATTGAGCGCTGTTCCCGTAGTTCATAGCGGCGTAAGCGCTTTCTTTCTTTTTATCAAGGATATTCTCTAGGTCATTTTCTCTTATCCTAGTAAGATAGGCGCGCAATATGGTATAGTGGTTTCTTTTTGGCTGGTAGTCTTTTCCCATGATTTTTATTGCCTTTACCCGTAACGGGTTGTTATCGTAAGCTTTGGAAGTTCTCGTATTGCCTCTTCGCTTCTGCTATATTCATGTATTCTCGTAGCGCAATGATAGTTTTTCGTTTACAGCAGAATGAATCTTTGTCCTCAGTGTTGTAATAATCTTCAAAAATCTTCCCTAACATTTCATTGCTTCGCGCTTCCTTACAGTCGGCAAATTCCCAGTGGATTATATCAAACATTTTATTCTCCTACTATTAGTATTAGTAGTTAATTAGTATGCTATGACTGGAAAGTGTGTAAGAAATCGGCGCACTTCTTCTTTCTTTGAGAAGTCAAACTGCGCCATGAATTGAGCCATTTCCTCTTGGCTTTTAAATCCATAGTCGCTCGGCTCGATGCTTATTTGTGCATAAGCAGTCGAGTACTCACTACCGCTATGTGCGCCTAAGCTTAAAAGCATAAGACCTATAGCTATGACTGTGCTTGCGAATACTACCCATCTATACATAAGGCACACTCCTGTCTAAAGGGTTAGTGATAGCTGCGAGTATAAGAACCATAGGCTCTTGGCACACGCTTAAGATATACTTCGGGGTTGCCATCTTCACCTATACGAATGGCTTCGATTTGCTCATACTCCATAGCTTCGGTATGGCTCGGTGCGGAACCATTGCCAAGTAAGGCATCTACAACGTGCAAGGCACGCGATTGGGACAACGATAGCTTTGTCATAGGACAGACTCCTGTCAAAAGAGTTATAGGCCAGAGTTCGGACTGGCTCATACCGGCTTTAACTATAGGGGGCAGCTTCACCCCCTATAGCCCGTCAGCCTATGCTGTGCTTACAGCACTTCTTCCAGCGCAGCTGAGAGAGCTGCTGCTACAGCTGCACTTACTGCGCTGGCAATGGCTTCGACCTTGGCTGCCTTGATAGCAGCAGCCTTATCCGCTTTGGGCTGGTTAACGGGAGCCCAATCGCCCGTCTTATCAATCGCGCCCACCTTGGGAGCTTTGGGCTTGTCGGCTTTGGGGACTACAACGCCGTCAACATGCGAAGCTTTCCAAGCTTCAAAGCTCATAGGCTCACCGCCGTCCTTCTTGGTGGCCTTGACGTAGCGACCATAGGCCAAAGCGTCCGGCTGGCCTTTACGCGCAGTATTGGGCTTGTCGGCCTTGGGCTTGTCGACCTTGGGCTGCTCAACAGGCGCGTTGTCGACCTTGGGGACGGTAAAGGCGATACCCAGCCCTTGGACGTAGTCCAAAGCGTCCAGCTTCTCAGCTTCGCTGGCCGTAGAGTTTTTGTGCAGCACCTTGACAGCGGGGTCGAGGTCTGACGCAGACACGTTAGCGTCCCAGATGCCATGAAACTTGACACCAAAGCCCAGCGAGGCGAAGTATACACACCGGCGCTGCTTCTTAGAAGCAGTGTGCGTGTTGGTGGGAGCTACGACCTTGGTAGACTTGGTGGCTACGCCATTGGCTTGCATAGCTTTGACGATGGAGCTGATTGAGTTAGCCATTGCTGGCTCCTTTCGTGTGTGGGATATATATATATCCCGTGTGTGTTGGCTCGGTGCTCTATGGGTCGTTGCAAGTCTTTTGCACTGAGCATGTTGCGACCCCAGCCCTACTCCCAACGCAAGTGCGCATGTATGCGTCAACGCATGTGTTGGTTTCAAGCTCCAGACTCTTAGTCTGCTACCTCGTTGCTACGAGATAGGCTATCCATATTGGGCTTCCTCCCATCACCTATGGGGCTTTCTGGACTATATCCCTTGGACTCGACCTGAAGCTAACGTGCATGTGCTTGTCACGTTAGAAGGCCTATAGGTTCGTCCAGCACGGCGGCGAAGTATATATAATGCGGCTCAGCCATATATAGTAGGCGATTGCCCATAAGGTATGGCTCGGTGCTGGTTCCTCGACCCAAGCGATATTGGTCCGATCTTCTACCCATAGGGGGTAGGTTTCGGCACTTAGTATATAGGCGCTTCACTCCGCAGCCAGCCTATATACCCGTTAGGACCAACCAAGCGGTGGACAACAGCACCCGTATACGTCTGGCTGGTGGTCTAACTATGTCGGCAAGTGGGACGTATTACGAGCGATATCCCCCGTAGTCGCTGCCCTTGTCGCCGCCGCCGGTCGACAACCCCAGCGGCACAAGTTCAACGCCGGACCTCGGCAACCGGTTCCCGACACCCCGATTTTTTTTTCGCCAAGGCCGGTATCGGGCTTTTGCGCCTTATAATGTTCCGGCGCGGGGGCGTGAGAGAGAAACTTTTTTTCGCGCCGACAAGAAACTCCCGAAACGGGCTAACTATTATACCCACTTTCTCCCCTAACGCGCGAGGAGCACCATAGGCCAGCAGCAAGCTCTAACGCGCAAGGACGGCTATGGTCGATTAGGGGACTAACGCGCAAGGACAAGCCAAAGGTCAAGACCCAAGTCCTAACGCGCAAGGACAAGCCAAAGCCATCAGGTCAGGCTATAAGTTATAGGCGAAGGCTATAGGTAGGCTATAAGTTATAGGAGCAGGCTATAGGTTATAGGTCAGGATATAAGGGGAGTGAGGAAGCAGGGTCGGGCCTACGGCCTTACGCGCCTATTCGCGCACGAGGGTAGGCCTACACGCGCCTACAGGCACACACAGGCGCACATACGCACGCATGGGGGGTAGGCGCGGGCAACATAGGCGTGCGCAGGCAGGCCCACATGCTCGCGTACGCGTTCCCCCCGGTGCGATGCGTGTATTATATATGGCTCCCACACAACGCTACCCAAAATTCCCGGTAATTGTTGCCTCAAAAAAAATATAAAACTATATATCCATGATGTGTGTGTTTACATAACAAACCGGTTAGGTAAGGCTATGGGTTTACATAATAATTGGTGTAAGTAGCAATATCTACAGGTAGGAAAATTTTTCCTCTTGACAAGCTGTTTTCAAGTGCCTATCATCCATGTACAGGCTCTGGTAGGCGCGGATCAGGCATGGAAGGCATTCAACAGTTGTTTCTTTTTCTTTTCTTTCTTTTAGAGAGACGCTGAGCGATGGAGGCGCTTTAGCGCCGCAACGAGCGAAGTAACAGCACGAAGTGCTGACGTATAGTACGTACAACAGGTACAGTACGTACAACAGTTAGGAGGTAGGATCGTATGGACGCACACGAAACGTTGATGCGCCAACATCCGTTGCAGCGCAAGCTGCGAGGCGAAAAGGTCACACCGGAAGATTGGGGGGAGTGGGAAACGGCATTAAGGGTAGCTATGACGATTGCTCCCTCTCCTGAACCTGTGTCTAAGCCCGTAGAGGCTTCGTCTGTACTGCTATCTGCCAATTGGCCCCTTTCTCCCCCTTATACCTATGTAGATCAGCAATCCTTAGATCCAGAAGAAGGTATTGTGTACGAAGTAGTTGACGGCGAATCTGTCGTTACCATATATTAAATATAGGGTGGTCATGGCTGAGTCAGAAAAATCATACACCGTAATGGTTAACGATAAGGTAACTACGTGGGTTTCTAAAAAGCCCGGCCCTGTTGAGTTCATTGAAGACGAGCTGGTCTTTGAGGCACTAAAAGAGCTAAACCCCAACTGCGAACACAACAGACGGTTTATCTCATGGAAGCTTGGGTCTGCTCAATATCATTGTAAACAGTGCTGGAAGAATTATGACTATTTTGACATAAAAGAAAAAGTGGAGCAGATTCTTGCCAAACGGACTCAGCAGACGGGCTAACACCGACATAGAAGGCGCTTTCATTAAGCAAGCCATTGCGCAGCACTACCTACAGGGTGTGTCTTTAAAAGCGATGAGCGAACAGCTTAACGTGGGCTATGCAACGGTAAAAAATCATTTAGCTAGTCTTAGAGAAGAATGGAAGCAAAAAGCCCTTTTTGATTTTAACTTAGCTAAAGCAGAGCAGCTGGCACGTATTGATGAGATAGAGCGGGTGTCGTGGGAAAATTTCCACAGGAGCGTAGACGGCTCGACCTCTACGACTACGATACGCTCAGATAAGTCTGCGTCTAAGATGAAGACCAAGACGAAGCCCTCTGTCTCTGACGCTAAGTGGTTGGATAAGATACAGTGGTGCGTTGAGCAACGCGCTAAGATCTTAGGGCTTTATGCGCCGAAAAAGATTGACCAAGTTATATCGCAGTCAAAGAAGCTTGAGGATATGAGCACTGAAGAGTTGCTTGATTTAGCTGACAGAAACGCTATTGAGCCAATCTATGAGGTCGATGGTGCTGTTGTTGAATACGCTGATATTAATAACGATAAAGGCGTAACCATAGGCACACAGCCGGGCGAACAAGACATAACTCAATCGAATGAATGAGCAATCTACACAAGATCTTGCCATTCGTAAAAAGCAAGCCATACAAGAGGTTATACGCCGAAAGCAAGCTCAAGATCGGCTAATCTCTTTTACGCAGTATACCTTTTCTGATTTTGAAATAAACGCACACCACCATATTATAGCAGAAGCCTTAGAGCGGGTAGAGCGTGGCGTGACAAAGCGCCTAATGATCTTTATGCCTCCCCGCCACGGTAAGTCAGAGTTGGCTTCACGCCGTTTTCCTGCGTGGTTTATGGGAAAACATCCTAATGATCCAATAATAACAGCTAGTTACGGTCAAGAACTTTCATCCGACTTTGGCCGCGAAGTGCGTAATATTGTCGATTCTCCTCAATATAAGGCTGTTTTTCCTTCTATACATCTTTCTTCAGATGCTGCGGCAGCGCATAAATGGAAGATAGAAGACTTTAGAGGAGAGTATTACGCTGTAGGTATCGGCACGGCTACTACGGGTAGAGGTGCTAAGATACTTCTTATTGATGATCCCCATAAAAACAGAGAAGAAGCTGACTCTGCTATAGAGCGCGAACGAGTCTGGGGCTGGTATCGCTCAACGGCCTATACTCGCCTTATGCCTAATGGGGCTATAATTATAATAATGACACGCTGGCATGACGATGACTTAGCTGGAAGGCTTATAAAACAGACCAAAGACGATCCTAATATACCTCCTTGGGAGATCATATCTCTTTCTGCTGAAGCAGGGGACAACGATGTGTTAGGCAGGAAAGCTGGAGAACCTCTTTGGCCTCAGTGGTATAATAAAGCGGACCTATTAGAGCGCCGTGCTGTCTTGGGCCACCGAGAGTATATGGCCCTTTATCAGCAGGAACCGGTTATAAATGAAGGAACCTACTTTCAGCGCGAATGGTTTGGCGAATACGACAAAGATGACCTACCTGACAGAGATTACTTAAAGTATTATGCTACATCAGATTATGCCACATCGGAACGCAGGGGGTCTGACTATACTGTTCATGCTGTATTTGCCATTGATTCTGACGATAACATATACGTAATTGACGTATGGCGTGATAGAAAAGCACCTAACGACTGGATTGATGCTTGTATTGGCTTTATGCAGAGGTATCGACCTGTCATGTGGGGAGAGGAACGAGGACAGATACTCAACTCCGTAGGTCCATTTTTGTCTCAGCGCATGAAAGAACAGGGTGTCTATTGCTACAGAGAGCAGTTTACGCCCTCTAAAGACAAGACGGTTAGAGCACGCGCCATTCAGGGTAGGGCGCAAATGGGGCTGGTCTATTTTCCAAAGAAAGCTCCGTGGAAATTTGACTTGATAGAGGAGTTGATTAAGTTTCCAGCAGGTAAGCATGATGACTTTGTAGATGCCTTCTCACTACTAGGTATCATGTTGGACCAAGTAAAGGGAGGAAAACCCCCCAAGCCTCCTATGCAAGATCTGTCACCTAGAAACTATTCATTTCAAGAGTTGCGTGATCGGTCAAAAAGACGCGCAAGAGGACTTAGAATGGCCAAAGAAGCGCCTATAGTGGGGCATCATGGTCCATTAGTCATTCCAGATGACCAGAATTATTGGATGATGACAGATGAATAAAACTAAATTTGACTTGCGTTATATAATTACTTATATATTTTTGGAGAAGAAGTAGCTAAGGCGAAAGGCCATAGTATATGCCTGTTTCATATCCATCAAGAAAATCTGATCAGTTAGATTACTGGAAGCGTAGACTTGAACACGCAATAGATTATTGGAAGCCTATTTTTGAGCCAGCACAAACGCTTGTAGATATGTACAATAATGACGCTGCCACTACGCGAGAGCGCGAGATGCAACGTCTAAACCTTGGCGATCAAAAAGACCCCGGCATCCGATCTAAAGCAAACATTGTGTTTGGTCATATTGACCAGTCTATTGCAAACATGGCTGCACATAACCCCACTTTTACTGTGCAGCCTATGTCTAAAGCAAGCGTTGGCGCTGAGCGCACAGTAGCAAAGATATCTAACTATTGGTATAAGGAAACATCGCAGCTACGACACGATAAGCGCGTATTGCTAGATGCGTATCTTTCGCCTTTTGGTGGTAAAAAGATTGGCTACACAGCCGACATAGAAGCGCGACTAATCACAGATAGTTTGATTAATCCCGGACAGATAATAAATAATCCTTACGATGAGTCTTTGTATCTTATTTCTGGTGAGATAACTGTAGTCTCTATGGATCAGACTCATGTCCAGCATATAGAAACCCATACGCGCTTTTTACAACAGCCTGACTTATCCCCACAGCAGCAAGCTATCCTTGAGCAGCACATCACTGAACATCAATACTTTTTAGAGCATCCTGACGCAAACAGAAACACTTCCGTAAAGTGGGAGTCCCCCTTTGGTTTGCACTGGAGAGCTGGCGATATAATCATTGACCCCTTGGCTTCTGATGGACTATACGATGCCCGATGGGTTGCTTTTCGCACCGTGCGACATATAGACGATGTGCTGTACGATGATTCATTAGACTCTACCAACCTAGAGCCTAATCATCGCATAGAAGGCGCTCCAGACGCTGACCCCGATAAGTTTTCTGTAGATGACTTTGGCCTTGTTGAGTCGTATGAGATTTATGCAAGAAACCATGTCAAAGATCAAAACAACAAATTAAATCTTTGGTTGGAGATTGTTCCTTACCATGACCGGTTCTTGCGCTACGAAGAAGAGTGGCCTGTTCAGTCACTAGAAGACTACCCATTAGAAATCCTATCACTACAAGATGGGGTAACTAATTGGTGGACTAGAGGTCCATTGATTATGGGTGGCGCTGACTCAATGCAGTCAATGGTTAACGAGATTCTTGATTCATATATCTCTGTTATTCGTAAGCAGAAAAATCTTTTTCTTTACGATCCTATGTATATACGCGAAGAAGAGATTGATGCTATTTTAGACGCAGAAGATATGGAAGCGTTTGAAGTAGAAGGGCTGGTTCAAGCGCAAGGTCGTGCGGTTCAAGCCATACAGTTTGGCGATATACCTCCAGAAAAAGGAGATATACTACGGCTTGTTCAGAGCATGTTTGATCGTGCTAATGGAACGCCGCAGCCAATCTCGCTGCCTAAGACGGACTCTGCTACAGAAGCTAACATACATGATCGACGGACAACGGCAAGAGAAGACGAACGTGCAGAAAAGTTTGCTCAATATCAAGTTCGCTGTGCGCGTAAGTTTTGGCAGCTAACGACAGAGTTTCGACCAGAGCGACTTTTTCTTATTGACCCAAGGGCGCAAGAAGAAGTTAAAATCACTGAAGAAATGTCTTCTGGTGAGTATGGATTTGAGATTGATGTTAGCTCTGCGGCAACAGCATTAGCTGTTGAGCGAAAACAGGCAATGGACCTAATCCAGCTCATGCAAAATATGAATGAAACATTGAAGGCTCAAAACAATGGCATTGGGCCTAACATTGGAGAACTAGTTAAAGATCTTTTAGTACGTGGATATCGCATTCCCGATCCAGAGCGTATATTGCCTTTTCTAAATATGGAAGGGAATATGGAGCAGCAATTACAAGGAGTGATTAATCCTACAGCTGGTCCGGGAGATGGAGGCGTTTCGCCACAAGATTTGATAAGCCAAATGATGGGACAAGCACAAGGACAAGGACAGCCTCGTCCTCAAGGCAGAAACATTATGAATCAACCTGTGCCTACGCCATCTGCCATACAGGGCGATGCGATGCGCGTAAATGGTCAAGTCCCAAGCTCACCAAGGCAAACAGGAGAAGGTACTTAAAATGGCTAAAGCAAAAGCAGTTGTAGTTAAAGCTCCAACTAAAGAAGAACTTATTCAAGAGTCACTGCATGAACTGTATAAAGCATCTAAGTCTGTTGGCGAATTAGACCAGCGTCTTTTTGTGCTAACAGAACGTCAGTTTGATCTTATTGCAGATAACCTTGAAAAGGTATTGGGTTAACAATATGGATATGCTAGGTCTTGGCTTAGAGGATGAAGCAGATGTTGGTGGCTTTCATGTTGTTGAATCGTCTAAAGGTTCAAACGGATTTGAAGATGACCCCGGAACTGAATTAGAAATTATCTGTCGCAAGATAGATGCGATAGATGATCCAGACGATGAGCGTTTGCCAGAACTTATTAAGCAGCGCAGGACGCTAGAAAAATCAATTTATAGAGAGCGTAGATTGCGTCAGCTTAAACAAGACATAGAACGCTTGTTGTCTGATGACTTTGAACACATGTCGATGATGAGCTATTAAGATGGCTGAAATCGAAAGCGGAGTGGGGCTTGGCCGCATTCCGCAAAGCCTTACAAATAGACCGTTTGTCGAGGACGATAAAGCCTCACAGACATTGGGTCAAATCTTAATGGAATTAAGAAAACTTAACTTTTTGCTTTATAGTTTGTACGATGTGGACTACACTGATAACGAGGTGGAACTGTAATGCCACAAGTAAATGGTGGACGAAATAACTTTGCGGCGAACGTAGATGAAAGTGAACGCCTGTGGGTGCGTGCTGTCTCTGTTGAAGAGGCTGTTCGGCAAAATCAAGATGAATTGGCATTTAATATTAACACAGGTCTTTTTACGTTAACAGATGATGCCGAAACGCCCCTTATATATGTGAAAAATAATGAGACACGGAACTTAATTATAGAAACTATTGTTGTGGGATATTTTGATACCAATGGGACAAGCAGTAATAAAGCCTATACAACGGTCATTAAGAATCCTACAGCTGGCACAATCATTGATACACCCGTTGCTGTGGATGTAAATTCAAACAGAAACTACGGCGCAACACAAAGTTCTTTGACTGCTGATGCTTATAAAGGGGCAACAGGCAAGACGTTGACCGATGGAGAAACGCATATTTTAGCACTTACGTCCCTTGGTTCTCGACATGTTTTGCCTATCAATGAGATTATACCAAAGAACAAGACAATAGGCGTAAAGCTAAATCCAAATACATCCAGCAATACAAGCCTACAAGTGTATTGTGCGTTTATTTGTTATTTGCGGAATACAGGAGAGTAAGCGTTATGTCTATTCAAATTGGCGGTAGAGGCAATAAATATGTTTTGGAGGTAAATCAAGAAGGACAGGCTCTTGTAAAGTCCGAAAGCCTTGCCCTACAGCATTGGGTTGCCCTAAATAAAAACCAGTCATATCAAGTTGTTGGCGATTTTGCTTCGGTCAACAATAGTACGCATACGATATTGCATGTAAAAAATACGGATGCAGATCGCGTTATGGCGATTAGCTATGTTCGCGTGCAGCTTGTTGGGACTAGTGGTGGAACGGCTTTGCCAGCCGCAGCAACGCGCTTTGAATTGGGATACGGTAGGACGTATGCAAGTGGCGGCACGGCGGTTACGCCGGTTAATACAACATCGGGTGCGGCAAATTCAGCAGCGGTCACAGCGTATGATAATAACCCTACTATGGCTGGGACGTTTACTGAGCTGGATCGTATTTATGTAGACAACAGTCAGTATGCGTTTAATAAAGAAGGCTCGTTGTTAATACCACAAAACCAGACGTTTGAGATTCGCGTTGTTAGCGACCATACGGCTGGAACGGCGTATGCGCGTATTACATTTATGATGCTTGAGGTGTAATGCCAGCTCCTATGCACATAACAGGTGACCATTCGGGTGGCTTTGTTACGGCAATTGTTACTAAAATAGGCCAGCTTGTTACTGCGCCGTATGCTTATGATGAGACAGTCTTTTTTGAACTGAATCTTGTAAACACAGCGTATAGCTACTATGCGCCTAAAAACGGAAAGCAATTTGTTATTACAGGCATAGTGGCTTTTGCAGACAAAGAAATAAGCAACGCATCGGATACAAATATTATTGTTTATGAAGCGGCAAGCAATACTACAACGACAGTAGATAAAAAGCTGCTTCATTTTGGCTTGGCTCAAAACTCAACGATTTCTATTACGCCGTTGAACATCCTTGTTAGCAAGGGTAAATTTGTAAATGCTAAGACGGATGATGACGATATTCACATGACGATCATGGGGTATTACATCCCAAAGTTAAGCTAATGAATCTTTCAAGTCGGTGGGAGGAGCATCAAGAAGGAGGTGCTGGAGGTGCAACAGCTACAAAAACAGCTGAACAGCATCGTCAGTATTGGGCATTAGCTATAGCTGGTCACACAGATAAAAATAGCTTAGTGCAAATTATTGATGGAACAAATGTGGTCTGGGAAATATATATAGACGTATCGCAGGGATCGTATTTCAATGAGGCGATCTGCATTCCCGGAACTCGTAACACAGACATGAAAGCCAAAGTTGTTAACAGTACAAATGATTGCTTTATTTCTCTTACGGGATTTACAGCCTTTACAGGAGATGGATAATGCCACATAGTAGAATGCATCGTAGGCCTATGGCTCCACAGCAAGCAGCTACAGCTCCTCCCGCTGGAACACCAAAGCCAGCAGGTGCTCAAGCACGCCCTATGCCTTCTAACAGAAATGCGGCTCCTTCACGTACCGCTCCTGCTGCTCCACAGAATAGACAGCAGGATGAACGCGCTAGGATGGATGCGGCTAGAGCTAAAGTAGCAGAACAGATTGGAGTAGGTGAAAGCGTCTTAGTTGGCTTTACTTTAGAGGAATTGGAAGTTTTGCCTAAAGCACTGGAAAAGCTTGACCAAATTGCTGGACAGTCACGCACAGATAATCTTGAGCAAAAAGCTCAAGAACGTCTTTATGCCCAAGAAAAAGGCGCAGAGCTACGTAAGACAAATTCGATGGATCGTTCAAAAATGCAAATGCAAGATGATCTACAACGATCCATTCCTTTAATGTCTCCAAAGAGGAGGGTTAGATAGTTTTGCCTCTCTACGATTATAGCTGTAATAAATGCGAAAAAAAACAAGAGCTATGGTCTTCTTTTGAAGTTCGTAATCATACGAGAGAATGTGCGTGCGGAGGACAGCTAGAATATCAGTTTCCTATGTCAGCGATCAAAGGTTATATGCCTTTTGAGTCATATTATGACGAGTCTTTGGATATGGATATACATGGACTTCGCCATAAGAAACAGATAATGAAAGCGTTAGGCGTTGTTGAGGCAGGAGATAAAGTTAAAGGTGCTAGAAATTGGGACGAAAAAGCACCTAACTCTGTTAAGCCAATACAAAAACTTAGTGGTCGAACGTTAGATGATTATCGTAGAGAAGAAGAAAAACGAGCAGAAGATAAAAATAATTTTGTAGTAGGAACAGATGACAGTAATGACGTTGGTAAAGCAGATGATTTGCCAAATGCTTAATCCCCCTCAAGGAGACTACGTATGAGCACAGCAACGATAAGTCCAGCTGAAGAATTGCAACAAATGGAAGCAGAATTAAACGCTGAGTCTATTAATAATTTAATGGAACAAAAACAGTCTGGCGCGACTGGTCGCGTTGGTGACGAACGAGATTCAAACGGTCCCAGAAATGGACTCCCGAATGAGTCAAAGAGTTCGGAGAAACTACCAACGCGAGGAGATGTGCTGGCTTTTCTAGAGCAAAATGCTGACCGATTGCCCGGAGGAGCCGAATCTTTTAAAGAGATTCAAAGAACAATAAACAATCAAGCCAATAGTAACAAAGAATTACAAGAACGGCTTGAAGCTTTGGAGAAGGCGAATGAAAAACCTGAACAGCCTTCGCCAGAGGAGGTCAGACGTAAGCAGCTACTATCTCGTATGCCAAAGCATGAGCGTGACCGCTTAGAAGCTTTGATAGATGAGATGGGGTTAATAAGCCGCGATGAAATTGAGCGCGAAAAGATGATTGAAGAGTCTACTAAAATGACTGCTCAGTCTATAGCTGAGGGCATTGAGCAGTGGGGTGAAGACTTTGGCTATATGGATGGAGATAAATTTGTGTGGAACACTGATATTTTTGATGGTGTCCGCGATCTTTATCGTCAGCTAAGAAGTCCAGAGCAAGGTATAACTCCTAATCATTTATATATTCTTCATAATTTTGACAAGCTCATATCTGAAGCGGAACAGCGGGGAGCACAAGGGGCAACGGGAGGAGATCGTGTGCAGCGACTGATGAGAGCAAATTCAATGCATCGTTCTTCTGCTTCTGTTCCTAAAGGCGAACCATCCATTAGAGAAGACGGGGATACGCTTGAAGATGTCACGGCTAAAGCTGTGAAACGAGCGTGGAATCGTCTTGTTAGAACGTAACGCATAGATAGGAGTAATCCATCATGGCAGTAGGTGAATCCTCTCTGACGAGGGTATACGGCCCATTGTTGACGATGACTCTTGATGAAATCCTATCGTCTGGAATGATTCAAGATAACGTTTACAATATGGCGAAAACGCTTGCGTGGTTCCGCACTGGAAATCGTATTAAGGTTTTGCAGGGTGGAGAGCGTATTCGCATTCCCGTTATGACCGGTACCAATGGCACGTTTAAGTGGTATACTGGTTATGACAATCTTAACATCACGCCTCAGATTGGCCAAACCACGGCTTGGTTTACGTGGAAGCAAGCTGCGGTTGGCTTGGCTATTGATGGTTTGAGCTTGCGTTCCAATATGGGACCGGCGCAGATCAACGATATTATGACCGAAAAAGTACGCCAAGGCGAACTTTCTTTGGGTGATGGTATTGCCACGGGTATTTTTTCGGACGGAACGGCGAGTGCCAATAAGCAGTTGACCGGTCTTGTCGCAGCGGTTGATACGACTCCGACCACAACGGTTTATGGTAGCATTGACCCAGCTGAAAATACCGCATGGCGCAACCGCGCTGCGGCTAGTGTAGGGAATGCGGCTGCTAACTTGGTTAGCAACATGCGCGTTGTTTACAATAGCTGTTCGCGTGGTAGCGAAGGTGTTTCATCTTCGCCCGATTTTATTGTTACTACGCAGACCATCCATGAAGCGTTGGAAGCCTTGATCGCTCCTCGTGTGCGCTATGAGCAGAATCCTTCGGGTGGTGCTGATGCTGGCATTGAAACTCTCAAGTTCAAGGGCGCAGAAGTTGTTTGGGATGATTATTGCACTTCGGGTGCAATGTTTATGCTAAACTCCGCTCATATTATGATGTTTGTTCATGGCAAGGCTAACTTTGCGATGACGGATGAAGGTTTTCAGAAGCCCATTGATCAAGATGCGCTTGTTGCTAACATCCTCTTCCAAGGTAATATTGCCGTCAACAATCGTCGTAAGCTTGGCGTTTTGGCTGGTATCACTTAATAGAGGAGATAGGCAATGGCAGCTGGAGATATCAATAGCCGCAGTGTTAATTGTGTTGGAGATCTTGTTTTGATTTCTGGCACGATTGAGGTTGATACTACGGCCAGAGCTTTTGCTATCGCTGATACCAATTCGCGTATTGTCACGTTGTCTTTGACAAATCAAGACACCGTTGGCAGTGCTTGCCTTGGAGTGAAGAATAGCAATGATGGGACCGAAGGAACAGCAAATGGTTCTATTTGGGTAGACGGCCCAGCCGCTACCGATACCGTAGAATACTCAGCTCTCTTGACGGGTCCATTCTAATCATTTGATGCATAGGAGCATTTAACATGATCATGCAGACCGTTAATCGCTCAGACGCTGAAAAGGTTTGGGTGAACGTAACTAACGTGGATGGTCAAACGATTACGACGCATTATCCCGTCTTTTTGTTTACCACTGCGAAAAATAGCACTTCTGTTGGCAGTAACGAAGTAGGCCAAGCGGCCAATGCTTATGTTACTGGTCCGGGATCGTTTGTCGGTCTTGCCAACGAAGACATAGCTAACAACGATGTGGGCGAAGTGCAGATTTATGGCTACCATGAGTCGGCTTTGCTTTATCGTATTGTTGGTTCTGTTACTGTTGTTCCGGGACATCCGCTAGGTCCGGGCGCTACTGGTTCAGTGGGCCTTGGATCGACGGGTGCTGTGCAGGGTCTTCTTGGCCCTGTCGTAGCACTGGATACGGTAACGGCAACGTTGCATTCTTTGGGTACGATTAACTACGCTGACCACGTATTTCTTCGGGCTCTGTAAGAAAACAAAAAACCCCCCTCAAGGAGTCTGCTATGTTAGCATTTTTGCGAAAGCTGGTAGAGCCGAACGATCCGAAAGATCGTCGGCTCTACCGCTGTAGCTGTGGTAGTTTATTTTGGTCCAACTCACCCCAAGAGATACGAAGAAAGCATGATGGTCATCGTTTTTCTCTTTGTATTAATGGCAGCACTTGGGAGTTTTTTAAACTTAAAATGGGGTGGATCAAATGAAACTAGCCATAGGTATGCCTTGGTATAATGGATCGGATGTTGCGTGCTACGCAAAACACATAGATTTTTTTATGTATTTGTCGGAGCTTAGAGTTCGTTCTATTGTCTATCAGACAATCGGCAAAGAAGCATATTGGAAAATAGAGTGGCCTTCTATTGATCCAGCAGATGAAAGTGGATTAGCCGAACCTACTGATGAGGATTTTCAGCGGTTAGGCAAATTGGAGTTAGGGCTAATTGACTATTCTAGAACGTCATTGCCCGGAAAAGCAAGAGAGCTAATATGTGAAACGGCATTGCAGTGGGATGCTGATTACATAATGATGTGGGATGACGATATGTTGTTTGATAATAGCTCTTTTTTAAAGCTATTTAGGCACAACGTCCCCGTTGTAGCAGCTCTTGCTTTTGCTGCTAGAGAGCCGCATCAGCCTGTTATTATGACAATAAAGGATGATGTAAATTCTACTGGTCAGCGTTTTATGCGAAGCGAAGTAGTGGTGGATTATCCACAGGATAAGTTGATAACTAATAAAGACGTTGGCGGTGCAATAGCATTTGGCACAGGCGTTTTTATGATGCAAGGAGAGGTCTTAAAGCAAGTTCCGCAGCCTTGGTTTGAGTCTACGGGAGCTGGTGAAGATTTTTTCTTTTGCACAAAATGCCATCAGTATAACGTGCAGCGTTATGTTGATACGGCAACAAAGACTAGGCATAAAAAATATGAGCCACATTGGGTCGATGAGACATATCATAAAAGATATAGGGAGTTAAACCCAAGTGCGTATGATCGGTTTTTAGGGCATTACAATAAGGCAGAAGGGGAATGATATGACACCTCTTCTAACTATTGCAATCCCTACATTTCAAAATTATCAACAGCTCCAATGGTCTTTGTATTCACTAATAGCCAATACAGAGTTTCCATATAAAATAATTATAATCAATAACGAAAGTAGCAAAGAAAGCCAAGAACAGATTTTATCCTTGTGCTCTTCTACAGGGTTTAAAAGCGTTGAAGTATTGCAGCCCGGATCAAATCTTAAATGGATGGGGTCTATAAATCTTGCATTAGAAAATACAGATACACCTTTTTTCTGTATGATGAACGATGACGTAGTATTCCCTCCAGAGTCTAAGGTATTTTGGAGGACGCTTATACGTCATTTTAATGATGAAAAGGTGGGAGCTGTAGGTCCATGCTCTAACTTTGTTGCTGGCAATCAAAATCTTTTTAATATCAATTTGCCAATTTGCTTAGACACAACACTGCTAATTGGATTTTGCTTGGTAACAAGAACTGACCTATTAAAAAGCATAGGGGGTCTTGATGAAAGTCTTCCGGGTGGAGATGACTTAGACCTATCTATTCGCTTAATGAAAGAAGGGTATAAGCTTTTTGCAGACAGAACAGCTTACCTTCATCACATAGGACAGCAAACGGGCCAGCGAGTCCATAAGGGTTATTGGGATTCTCAAGACCATCAAGAAGCTGTAAGCAATGCCATTATTAAAAAGCATGGCTTTATAGCGTGGAATAATTGTTTTTCATGTAAGTGGACGTACTGTTATGCAGAGCAGCACACAGAGGAATATTGGGACAAGATGTTTGATGGCGTTCCAATGTATGAAGAAAATTGGTATGAAAAACATTTGCTTCCACTAAAAGGAACAAAAGGACTTAATTTGGGATGTGGGTCAAAAGGCGCAAACTATGAGGCATTTGGCTTTGATCTTGCAAGAAAAGGAGAGCAAGGTGCTGGAGGACGAAAACTTTCAGAAGCCAACTTAGACACGACTGCTGATGCAAATGATCTTCCTGTGCAATCAGGAAGTGTTGATTACATCATGGCTCCACATTTATTAGAACATCTTGTTGATCCATTTGCTGCATTAGAAGAATGGAAAAGGGTTTTAAAGACTTCTGGGTCATTGCTTTTGACAATGCCAAACCATGATTATTTGCCAACTATTTTGCTAGATTATACGCACGTTCATGCGTATAATGCAAAGTCTGCACAGTCTCTTTTAGAAAAATGCGGATTTGAAGTGGAAGAAATAATCGAAAACATACATGGGACAATGGCAATTAAAGCAAAAGCAATGGAGGTTGTCTAATGTCTCAAATTTCTTTCGTTTATAATTCGGATATAAGAAACAACGGAACTGCTACACTTGCTTTCAATTCATGCAAACATCAATTGGGATGGGGCGATAAGGTAGATCGGTGGAGACCCGATGGAAAAATCCCCGAAAGGGAATTGTATATTTATGTAGACGATGGTCGGGATGATATTAAGTGGGAATGTCCCGGCCCAAGCGCATATTGGGCCGTAGATACGCACTTGGGATATGACTATCGTCTTTGGAAAGCAAAGCAGTTTGATAAGGTTTATTGCGCTCAGCTTGAAGGTGTTCGCAAAATGAGAGCAGATGGGATAAAAAATGTAAGTTGGCTACCGCTTGCTTGCAATCCTATGGCTCATCCAAACCTAAAAGAAATGATGGCTCATCCCAACAAAGAGCAGCATACCAAAGGCCAAAGTCTTTCAAAACAATATGATATAGGCTTTGTTGGCTTTATTAATCAAGGTGCTGGGGAAGGGTCAAACAATAGAACTGAATGGTTAGACTATGCTTTTTCTAGGTTTAATAACCATTGGTTTGCGTTTAATCGCTTTTTTGAAGACATGGCAGTTGTTTATATTAGATCAAGGTTAGGATACAACATTTCTATTCGTAATGATCTAAACATGCGCTTTTTTGAAATCCTATCTACAGGAACTAGCCTGTTGACAAACACCACTGTAGAAGGAATTGTTGAGCTTGGATTTGTAGAAGGCGAACATTTCTTAGGCTATGATAGCAAAGAGAGCTTGCTAGAAAAAGGGCTATGGGCATTGTCTAATCCAACAGAGCGAGAGAAGATTGCTAACAATGGCATGGAATATGCCAGAAAGTTTCACACATACGACCTTAGAATCCAAAAGATTTTAGATGATTTTGGAGTAAAAAAGCAAGATAATTGATTTTGGGAGGGTGATTTTGCATACGAATTACAAAGAGATCGACTCTTTGAGGGGGTTGTGCAAATGATCCCTCCCTTAAAAACGGAGATGATTTAATGGTTGGTGATTCCTATTGGAGCGCAACAGCAGCAGGAACAAATAGCGGAGCAACCGCATCGCAAGGCGCAGATGCAAATCGTCAGTGGATTGTTACAGGAATTGCTGGACATACTGACGCAGATTCTTTAATTCAAATTAAAGATGGAACAGATGTTTTGTTTGAAAGCAAAATAGATGTTTCAGTGGAAGGATTTACTTTTGGTTTTTCTGGATTAGTAATACCTACTGGCTTGGGTAATGCGGCTCAAGGCGTTTTGACTGCATCTACCGCAGATTGCCAAGTAACTATCTTTGGGCATTCTGCTCCTTAAAGAATACCTTAAACCCCCCTCAAGGAGGATTTTGTTATGTTGCGTAAAAGAAGGCCAGCACTTTCTATAGATAGCACGATTACTGAACAGATGCAAAAAGAAATAAAAAGCGGCAAGTATAGTTTAGATACTGGTGTTCCGCTTCCTCTTTCTAAGTCTGACAAGGATAAGATTATATATAGAAAGTATGAAGCTGAGTCAGAAATGATTACAGATACTCGCCATAAAGAGTGGAGAGAGACTCTTGTGACGCATTCAAGGGTAGCTCTTTTGGGTCTTGAAGATCGCCTTTTGGATGACGATGTTTCTGGAATATCTACTGACGATGGTATTATCATGGTTTTTGAGGGAGAACCTTTGCAGACTGTGTGCATTGATGCAAGGACAATGCGCGTGTTGTCTGAAGACCAAGCTGAATTAGAAGAAGAAGCAACAGGTATTCAGTTTGACCGATACACAGAATGGGGTTTTCGCTTAGCAGAAGCAAAGATTACAAATGGACCTGAAGCAAGGTTAAAGCTTTCTGAAACATATGAAAGACAAAAGAACCAAGAGCAAGCAGAAATGTTTAGTTCTATGGAACAGTTTTTTGGAAAGCTAATGAATCGACTAGAATCAGATGGCAAAGTTACAAATACTCCAGAGCAATTAGCTCAAAGCAATGGTAACATTTTAGATCCATCTACTGTCATGGAGCAGCTTTTGCGGTCACATAGTCCTGAGCAAATTAAAGCTATGATAGAAATGGATGCTGCTGAAAAGGATGAAATTGAGCCGTTGTCAAAAGAAGAGCTTGAGCAAGATAAAACAAACTATCTTGATAAGATGGTTGAAGATGGAGTGTTGGAAGAGTCTAAGACTTAAGCCATAGTATCCATTATTAAGGATAATATCAATGACATATGAGGATATTTATAAAGAGTTAAATCTTTTAGCGTCTGAAGAGGATGGTGATGATTTTCAAGACATGGCTAAAAGGTCTATTAATCTTCATTACATGGAGCTTCTTTCTGAGTCTAATACTGATTTAGAGCGTAGGGAGTTTACTTTGACGGTTGCAAGTGGTCAGAGTAAATATGGAATGCCCTTATATGTTGCTGATGTTTTAAATATAGAAGACGATTCAAATGATAGGCCATTAGATTTATATGGTCCTCACTCTTATGATCGTAGGCATTCTGGCTCTACTCAAACTGGAGCGCCCGAAGAAGCATACTGGATTGGTGAGTATGGCGTACAAAAACAGCCAGCAACAGCTGGGGCTTTAACGGTAGAATCTTCATCTGCTACGGATACAGGTGCAAATTATCAGATAGTAATACACGGCATGGTTGGTGGGGTAGACACAAGGGAAGTTGTCGATTTTACAGGAGCAACCCCTGTGTCTACCACTAATAGCTTTGACGCAGAAAGTAATGCTATTGGTATTAGACGTATAGTTTTAAAGAATCAAAACAACCAAACTTTTACGGGCAATGTAACTGTAAAAGACGTTGATGGGAATACGCTTTCTGTTATTCCTCCTTATTGGGGGGATAGTCCATCGTATCAGTGGTGGGAGCTTTGGCCTGAACCTGCTGCTGCACAGACATATGTTGTTAGAAGTCTTGCTCATAAGCCTCCACTAGTAAATGATGACGATTGGCCAGAGATACCAGAAATGTTTCACGATCTATTGATCTATGGCCCTCAGTCCATGTTGCTTGCTGGCAAAGGAAAAGAAGCCGCAGCAGCTAGAGCTTTGCAAAAGTATACCGATAGGAAACAAAAGTTTTTAGGGCTTAAGCAGCATCGGGGTGTTCGTAATCGTAAATTTAGAAACGCAACGAATCCCTATATACAGCGTGGAAACTTTAGAAAAATACCTAACGCCGTAGAGTCATAATGCCAAATCCTACAAATTTAACAGGATTAAAAAAGTCTCCTATCTTTAGGATGAGAGGCTTAAGAGATGGTCTTATTTATCCAAATGAGAATCTTACTCCAGAGCATTGTATTGGTGTTACTAATATAGATTTTAGCGAACAGCAAATTGCTGCTTCTCGTAAGGGGAAAGATAAGTTTAACACAACGCAAATAACTGGATCTGAGCCAGTAGTTGGTTTTGTAGAGGCAAGCTTTAAGGCTGGAACTCAAAAAGTTTTTTGCACGCCATCGTATATTTTTACCGACAATGGCACTACAAGACATGACATTACAGGCGCATTAACTCCTTCTGGAACAAACTTAGATCATTATTCATTTGCGTTTTTGGATGATAAGATTGTTGGAACAAATGGCATAGATGCTCCATTTACATGGGATGGTGACTTTGCTAGCCCCTCAAATGCAGCAGCATTGTCTTTTGCAGCTGACTCTGTTCAATTTACTAAATGCTTAGACCTTGTTCAGCATAGAAATACATTAGTTGTATTAGCTCCAACTATTAGTGGAACGCTTCAGTCTACACGTATTTTGTGGGCTGATATTGATACAAGAACGTTTGGAGTAGATACAACCCGATATCTAAATTCTAACAGGTTTGAGATTGGGGGTATTGGTTCTGCGCCTATTGTTGGTGGGGTAGATAGCTGGGAAAAGCTATGGGTTATGAAGTCTGATGGTGTTTATCCGGGTCGATTGGAGTTTCGGACAGGACACATTGAATATATACCAGATGAACAGATAGGTGCTTTAAAGGGTTTTCATCCTGTGGCACGGTCCTCTTTTATTGCTCGACCAGACTTTATTTTTGGCATTGCAACAGAAGGTGCTTTTGTTGTTAGGGCAGATGGTCAATTTGGCATTGTGACGCAAAACATTGATTTTAAAGGACTTTTTAATCAAAGTCGTTTGCAATATGCAATTTCAACAACTAGAGAAGATGATCATCAAGTCAGAACTTTATTGGCTTCAAAAGACAATTCTGCTAACGGATATGACAAAATTCTTGTTTGGGATTGGGAAACAGGGGATATCTCTATTGAAGACTATACTTCCAATAAGTTAAGTTGGATTGCTCGATATGACTCTAATGGGACAGAAAAAGACTTTCATGCATCACAGGCTTCTGGTTATATTTATAATGCAAATACTGGAACAGATGACGATGGAGAAGGCATTGATTGGAGCATAGAAATGGCTCCAAACGATTTGGGGTATCCCGGAGTTGATAAAACTATACATTCTATAGTATTGTTTTATAGAGATGTTGGAGCTGGGAGACAGTCTATAACAATGCAAATGATAAGAGATGAAGACGCAAGATTGCCAAAGTCTAAAACATTTGATGACTTTGGAACAGACCTTCAATACGACGAAGGTCAAACGTATGATTCTGGCATTGAATATCCTGTTATAGGAAATAACTTCCGCAGGTGGGGAGTGAATAGAACAGCTCAAAACATAAAGCTAAAAGTCTTTTCTAATTCTACAGTTAAGCTTGTTGGTTATCAAGTTTTTTATACTGTAGATGATACAGACGCTAACACTCCTTCATAGGAAAGAATTATGGCAAGCGTAACAGTTCCTGCGTCTTCTACACTGCCTGTTGCTGGTGCTGACATTATAGCCGCACCGCTAAATGGGTGGATAACAAATATAAAAGATTTCGTTGAAGGCGCTAATATTGACGAAAACAATGTTGATTATAGCTCCATTGATGGTATTGTTGTAAAGCAGCAAACGCAAACTATTACAGGTGCAAAAACTTTTTCAGCTTCAATTACAGCTAGCGCAGGAATGACTAGTGGTGGAAACATCATTAGTGATACTGATTCTACTGATAATTTGGGCAGTGCTTCTGTTCGTTGGGCCAATCTATACGTAGACTCTATTGGCGATACGGGCCAAGATCTTACTATAGCTGCAACGACAACGAACCTTCCTTCTGGACATATCTTCGATTACAACTCCGCAGATGTTACGATTACTCATGCGGCCAATACGCTAACGATTGCTGGCGGTACGACAGTCGTTGATGCATTGACTTCTGGCGGCAATGTCATTTCTGACACAGATAGTACCGATGATCTTGGTACGACCTCTGTTAGGTGGGCTAACCTATACGTAGACAGTATTGGTGATACTGGACAGGCGCTGACTATTACCGCTGGAACAAATGCGATTACGCTAACAGCTGGCGATGTTACGCTATATGATGACAATAACAATGCAGATACAAGTATCAGTATTGGTACGAGTGCTACAGAGCGTATTGGTATTTCTGTTTTAAACGGTGCTGCAAATAAGACAGCAGAAGAAGTTCGCTTTACTTCATATACCGCTTCAGCTACTGCTGATCATGGTAAGTTTACGTTTTACGTAGACGAATCGGGCAGTGCTATATTTAGTGTCGATGATGGTGGAGTTGATGTTACGGGCGCACAAACTATTTCTTCTACTTTAGATGTAACGGGGCTTACTACGGCTACGGGCGGCGTAACGTCTGGTGGCAATATTGTTAGTGATACCGACTCTACGGACGATCTGGGCACAACGAGCGTGCGTTGGGCGAACCTGTATGTGGACAGCATTGGTGATACGGGACAGGCG